TCGCTCATCTCGGCTTGGATCGTCTTGAGCGTCTTCTCAAGACCGACATCCTGCGCGCCGAATTCTACTGATACATCAGCCATGGTTACGCAGCCTCCTGGAGTTTGAGTTGGCGTTTCTTGACGATCGTTTCCATTTGCTTTTTCATTTTCTGAGCGACAAATGCCATGCCGTGCAGTTGCTCAAATGGAGTGAGCACTTTGTCGGCCCATGGCGTGCTGTTTGTTAGCGTTACTGTGGGCGCTTTGAGGTTGGATGTGTTGTCGATAACAGACCCGAGACCGGCATTGTGGCGCGTCACCCATTTCGGGAAGTCATATGTCAGGGACTTCTTGATGACTTTTTTCAAAGCATTTGCGCAATCTGCCCAACCTGATTTTGATAGACCGACCTTTTTTTGCCGCTCTTCAATGTAAGTGTTAAGAGAAGTGGAATCTTGTCCTAAGTAAAAGGTGTGTGATCGCAACGCTCTGCCTGTGGCTCTGCTTCTGTATGATTTGTGGACGCCTGCGTAATCTTGTGAGCCAAGCACAGAAAAGGCTTCTGATCCCATTTTCACCGCTGCCAGTGTAGCTTTGAGCTTGCCCCAATTTCTGGCTGCAAAATTTTTCTTTAGATATTTTTGCAGGCGGGGGTTCGTTGTTTTTTCTAAAAATTTAAGGAAATAAACGGGAGGCTTGATGATGCTCAAAATGTCTTTTTTAACTCTCGCTGTGCCTGCCTTGTCATCCTTCCCGAATGGCTGAGTGCGGCGTGCAAACTCGGCACAGAGAAGACGAGCATTCAGATGGACCGCATCCGGGATCGTTGTTTCCCGGATCGTGGCGTAGTCCTTCATGATCTGCTCGAATTTTAGGTTTTCAAATTTGAATTTAGCCATGTTTCAAAGCCGCGCAAAGGCAGCGTCTATTTCAGCCACGGAGTCAAAAACGGCAGCGGTGTTGTTCCGCGTCCAGTATTTCTGCTGGCCGTGCGCCCATGAGTCGGCGTGGAGAAGCTGGAGACCAGCCGAAAACGGCAGCTCCTCCATGATTTCGCGGAAGCCCCAACCTGTGATTTTTGCAAGTCTGTAAACATACCCGGTAATCCAGTTGGGGCCATTTAGTTTCCCGACTCGGTGCCTTCGCTGTGGCTGTTGGCAGCCATGTAGAGCTGGAAGGCTTGGTCCATGTCGGTCGCCATGGCGTTTACCGTGCGCTGGTCAGGCATGTTCTTCTCGATCCAGATATCTATCGCATCAAGGAAAGCCGATCGGTCATTGACGACGGAGCGGATCTTCGGGAATGGCTCGCTGTGAAGGAACATGAAAGCGGCTGCTTTCCAGATGTTGTCTTTGTCAGGCGCAAAGAATTTGTTGCGCTGTAGCCAGGAGATGGTCAGTGCGGTGATCGGTCGCAGCTCGCGGCCTGCGACGAGCTTCGGCCCGTCGGTGATGCCTTGGATGCGGAGTTCGTCGTCGTCGATTTCGGTTTCTGTGTTTTGGTTTTTTGTTTTCATAAAAACTTGGCAAACCTTTTGCGGTCTGCCTCGGTGGCGTTTTCGGAGATCGAAAGGATTTTCCCATTGCGCTCGATCACAACTTGGCGAGGCGTGTTCTTCACGACGCGCAGGAGTTCGCGGTAGTTCGCCGCGTAGGCGTGCATGTAGGCCACGGGATGCTCGGGATTAGCTTCGGCGAATGCCTCGGCCTCGGTGGTCATGCGGCGGGACACCTCATCGGCGCTCGCGCCGGTCTCCGGGTGCGCGGAGTGGAACCAGAAAACAGTGCTCTCCTCGCCAGAGTTGCGAACCACGCGCGTCACAGGCGCGGAGTCGCTTTCAAATTTAAATCCCAGCGTCGTGAGTGCCGTGGCAACGCGGATGTTCTGCGTGCTAAAAAGGCTCAGTATTTGTTTGCTCATTGTTTGGTGGGGCGGACCGCCCGAATACTCAGGCGGCCCGCGATGGAGAGGGGCGGCTTAGGCTGCCGTCATTGTGGTGCTGTAGTGCTCGGCACTGAGAGAGACCGCCTCGAACTGTTCGGCGGCGTATTTGGTATCCATCTTGGTCACAATGGTTGTTCCGCCGGATGGGAGACCTGCGCCGGAGATCGAGAGCGTGCCGCCCACGGTGGCGCTGAAGGTGCCGGTGCGCATGCCTTCGATCGAGATCGAGGTCTTAGGCTCAGATGCGGCCACGGCCACTACGGAGCCTTGGTCGTCTTTGACTTCGTTGAGGCTGGTTGACTGGCTAAGAGTCATGCCGGTGACGATGAGGCCAGAGACATCGGGAGTGCCGAATGTGGCCGAGGAAACTGCTGAAGAGCGATAGATTGATGCTGCCATAGGTGTTGGGATTCACCGATTGGCAGTTGTCAAATTTGCGTCAGCCCGAGGACGATTTCCGAGGATGTCAGCCAGCGCTCGTTTGCTGTGGATTGCGTGAAAGAATTGAGCACGGCACCGGCGAGGTGGAGCGATGGCGGCAGGAAATCCACAAGCGCGGAGGGGTCCAAAATCTCAGCTTTCAGCGCGTCGCTGAGCGTCTGATGAGTCGGCAGGGATTCTTCGATCACGCATGGCGTCGAAATGATGATCTGCGCGGTGACTTTGTAGAGGCCAAGCGCCACCGGTTCGACGGTCTCGCATGCGCAGAAGACAACAGCCGCGTCACCTGGGATAGTTTCGGCTGATTGCCCGGTGAAGATCGCGGAGTCAGCAAAAGGGACGGTTGAGAGGAGCCACTCGCGCAAGGATGTTTCGATGGAGGCGTTCATAGTGAGGAGCCGGGGACGATCGTGGCGACATGCTCAAATGGAGTTCCGGTCTGCTCGCGCACGGAGTGGACGGTATAGGTCTTGCCCTCGATCAAGAGCTGCTCGCCACGGCGTGGAGCGGATTGCAGTGACGAGGCCAGAAAGCGCGCGGTGAACTCGCCGCCCTGCCGCAGGCCGCCGGTCTCGAGATCGAGGCCGATGGCGATGGCAGACAGGCCGACTCTGATCGACTGCCCGCGAAATGTGGCGGGCTTGCCGAGGAGCGTGTTTCGCGCGGTGGCGGCGAGGTTTTCGAGGTGGTCTTTTTGCGCGGGCGACATGCCTGTGCAGGGGTGTCAAAAGCAGAACGCCCACCGGATTAGGTCCGGCGGGCGTTGATGCCAGGAGGCGCAGAGAGCGCAGCGGGTTAGTTTTTCTTTTTGGGCTTTGGCGAGTCTTCTTGCACTTCAACAGGCGCGGGTGCGGCGGATGGCTTCTTCGCGTGGCGCTTGAGAGTATCGTTAAGGGATACAACGAGCGTTTCGTCTGCGGTGAATTCGCCGGCCACTTGTTTGGCCTTGAAGTCTGCGAGCTGCTCGCCGAGCGGGACGCTTGGCAGGTGCTTGACCTGCCAAGTGTCTCCGGTGCGAGTGAGCGTAATTGCGAGGCGCATGTGGCTTAGGCCGAGACGATGCGCTTGAGGGCGGCGGCGTGGCCGAGGGCGAAGCCGTAGTTGACCTCGAGGACTTGTTTCTCGGTGTCGGTGTCTGGGTCACCCCATGCGCGGTATTCGATGGTGAGGCCGGTCTCTGGATCGACTGCGACTTCGTAGGCCGTGAGGTTAGCGCGGACACCTGGGGATGGCTGCACAGGTGAGAAGGCAACCAAGATTGCCTCTGGGAGTGCGACCATGCCGACGAGGTTTTGGCTGTTGCCGGGGATGAGGTTCGTGCCGATGACATCGAATCCAGCGATCTGTGGGAGGCGGCCATTCTGGATGGCGGATGCTGTGCCGACTGCGGCGGCGTTCTTGATGCCAGCGTCTTTGAGGAGTGCGCCTTCGTAGGCGTTGTCGAGGATCATGACGCGGCTGGATTTGCTCCACTTGGATTGGTCGAGCACGGTCTTGATGTTGACCATATCTTCGCTGTCGAAGGCAGAAGCTGCGCCCGTGTGGATCGCTGCGCCGTAGTTGGCGAGGGTCACGACGGAGAGGATGTCGCGGAGGATGTCCTCGGCGAGCTTGCGACCCTTCAAAAATCCGAGTTGTTCAGGATTGAAGTAAGGCTGGCGGGCGAGTTCGCTGGATGTGAAGGAGAGCGCTTGGTATTTGCGCTTGTTCACGGTGACTTCGCGGGAGTTGATCGCGTTCGTGTCGCCGAAAGAATAAGTGCCGTTGAAATCACTCGTCGCGTCAGTGGCGAGAGGGAAGAAGGGAACGGCGATCTTGTCGGTGCCTTGGAGTGGGACCGAATTAAAAACGGTCGAGAAGGCGTTGATTGGAAGAAGGGATTCGCGCAGGGCGACGAGCGCGCTGTCGAGAACCACGTTCAATTTCAGTTCGGATGAGATGGTGGTGGCCATGGTGTTTTTTTAAATGAGGTGTTGGATTCGGTTTTCGTGAATTATTGCGGTGTCAAATTTTTGGCCGCGATTTCGAGTGCCTTGCGGTTTGCGCGGAAGATGCGTGTCTTCTCTGCGCCTGTGGCGTTACGCCATTGTTCAAGGATGTTCTCTGCGTTCTGAGTCGGCAGGACTTCGGGGATTTCGCGGGCGGCTGAGAGGCCGAGGCTGCGCTCCAGGCGGTCGAGTGATTCGCGCTCAACGGCAATTTCGGCGCGGAGGAATTCGATCTTTGCGCTGGCTTCTTTGAGTCCTGCGACGGCTGCGTCGCGCTCAACGACGAGCGCGTTGTATTTGGCGAGGATTGCATCGGCTGCGACGAGCTTGGCCTGTGGCTCTTCCACTACGGGAGCGGCGAGAGCTTCTACGATTTCTTCGGCGGGAACTTCAGCGGCTGGCGTTTCGGCTACGACTTCGGGAGCTGGTTCGGGAGCGGGTTGCTCAACGGGAGCGGATTCGCTCACGACGGTGGCCTCAATGATCTCAGCGGCTTGTTCAGCGACTTCGGCTGAGTAGGTGATGACTTCTGTTGGATTCATGGTGTTCTGTGCCTTTGCGAATTTGTCAAAACGAGCGCGGAGCATTTCGGGGGTTGCTGTTGCCGCTGCGGCAACGCCTTCCTCGATGGCGTCGGCGAATCCGAGTGCGACGGCTTCGACTGCATCGAGCCAGGTTTCAGCGTCCATCATCGCGCCGATCTCTTCAGCGTTGATGCCGGTCTTCCGCACATAGGCGTTGACGAGAGTGCTCTTGAGCTTGTCGAGAAGGTCGGCTTCTTTGCGGAGGTCTTTGCTCTCGCCCATGGAGACGGTCCAAGGATTATGGATCATCAAGAGTGCATTATCGGCGATAAAGACCGGTGAACCGGACATTGCCACTACGCTCGCCATGGACGCAGCCAAGGCATCGATGTGGACGGTCAAGCCGCCTTCGTGCCTGCGGAGGGCGTTATATATGGCCGTTCCCTCAACCACGGACCCACCGGGCGAGTTAATGCGGAGGTGGATGTGTTGGCCTGAGAGTTTGCCGAGGTCAGCGAGGAATTCTTTGCTGCCTGCGCCGAAAGCACCGATTTCGTCGTAGAGAGTGACAGTGGTTTCATTGTTGCCGGTTTGTTCCAAAGCATAAAATTTCGGGGTGGGTGTGGTCATGGTTGTGGCGTGGGTGTGGTGATTTCTTGCGGGGATGAGGGATCGACCGACGCTGTGTCGGGCGTGTGAAGTTTGTTCGGGAAGACCTCTTCAATCTCGAGACCGAGGGCTTCGCATTTCAGTTTGCGACGGACGTAGGTCTGAATAACGTCCTCCTCTTCTTCCTCCGCGCGGAGTCCCTGCATGTTGTAAAAGCGCGTGGGGGAGAGATGCCCCTTGTCGAGTTGCTCGCTGTAGGCGCGGGCATCGCGGCCGCTGTCCACGGTGATCTTGCGCGGGGCAAGCCATTCGTGCCGCCACCAGTCGTCGCCGGGGTATTCCAAGCGTCCGGCCTGAATTTCGTGCCAGAGCCAGTATTTGTAAAAAGGGCGGCAAAACTGATCGATGACCATCTGCTGAAGCCGCTCGAGGAAGTTCTGTGTGACTTCCAAAACGGCGCGCTGCTCGGTGCCAGCGAGGCCGACATTGACCATCATGGCCTCCGGCGGCAGTCCGATGGCGAAAGCGACATCTGAGCGGAGCGCGCGCATGACGGCTTCGTAGGTCTGGCCGGGGATGTCGTTTTTGAAGGCTTCGAGCTTTTCTCCTGGCTTGAGGCGGGGAAGGAGGATGCCGTTCGGGAGGTCGGTTGTCTGGAGGTCGCCGACTTCGTTGGTGGTTGACTTTAGTCCAGCGCCGAGGCCGATCTTGGCGACTTCGGTGCTGGTCACCATGTAGCCAATTTGCGCGCCTGCCTTGTATGCGCCTTTGACGAATCCGTTTATTTCGGAAATGTCGCGGAGGTTTGAGACTGCGGAGTGGAGCCACGAGACGCCGCGAGGCTGTCCGTGCCGGCGGATGTGCCGCATGTGCAGGACTTGATCGGCAGAGATTTCTTTTCCGCCGATTGTGTAGGCTGACGGCGCGCCGAATTGATCAAGGCGCACGCCGTCGTGCGTGAAGTCGTCTGTGTTGCCAAAGCTGGCAGATCCTCCGATGGCTTCGCCGCCTATGAAGCGCACACGGGCGGCATCTTCCTTTGTCTTTAAAAATTGCGCGAAGAAGTCGCCGTCGATGGCGACCTGTCGGAGGATGAGAGATTGCGCGGTGTAAAAATTGACCTGAGAGCCGGCGTCGAATGCCCATGCCTCTGCGCAGTTTCGATCCTCAAAATACTGATCGACCTTCTTGTTCCACGCGGCGTTTGAGGTTTTCGGCTGCACGACGATGCCGGTGCCGATGGCGCGCTGTGCCAGGTGCTCGACTATATACGTTGCCTGTGGCGCGTTGTTGTAGAGCCAGCGCGCGAGGCGCAGGATTTCCATGCGCGTGTGTGCCGTGAGTTCGCGTTTGGGGTCGGTGGTCGGCACCCATACAAGGCCGCGATTCAGCGAAGGTTGCGCGGCTTCAAATGCCGCTCCTTTGGCGTCCAACTTGCGCGGGCGACCAGCGCCAGAGCGGCTGCCTCCCCAACTTGATTTTTTTGATTTTGACGGCACGCCACGGGCGGCGTGTCAAACGGCGGTGCCGTATCGGGAGCGGTCGGCAATGGCGAAAAGTTGGCGTCCGTTCGGACCTTCAGCGAGGAGTTCTTCGACTGCCTGGAGAAGCAGCCACTTTGGAAAAGAGACCTGTCCGCCTGTGCCGGTGCCGTCGGATGACAGAGAGGTGATGACGACTTCCTCAGTGGCGCTGGCGAATGTGGCGAGCGCAAGGGCTTCGAGTTCTGCGGTTGTCTTGGTGCGGCGTAGGAAGGATTTCACGCCGGAGATTTTGTCGAGGTCGGTCACGCCTCGGCGGGCGTGTCAAAATGGGTTCACCACGGAGGACACGGAGGACACGGAGGGGGAGTTGGCAGGGACGGCGCGGCCGCACCTTTTCAGTCGCCGGGTTTTACGGAGTGAATCGAGCGACCCAGCGCTCCCCGATCCGGCCGCCGCCCATTACCCATCGAAGGGAAGAGGGGCTTGTCACGGCAATATGTAGATCGACTGCCTGCGTGAAGGCGGGCGAGTCAAAGATTAGAATCTGTCGAGTTGTTCAAGCTTGGCTTGGTTTCGCGCGGCACTTTCTAAACTTGAAAGAAATCTAAATGCTTTTTTCTTTCTAAACATGTTGAAAAAACGACCCTGTTTTTTCAACGATACCCGATGAGATATACGGCAAGAAGGATATGCTTTGTTTATACCGCATGAGGTATAAATCATAAAAATTTTGTCGGAAATCTGTATGCTTTTTTCCGACAAAAAAAAGACCCGCCAAATTGCGCATCGTGGAGAGGCGCGGCGGGCGGGGATCAATTTCGTGACGCCACGAAAATGGTCGGGATCATGTCGGTGCGCTCACCGAATTGCTCAGAACATGCCGAAGATTTTGCGCAGATCATCCACGGCTTTTGAGTCGTTTACCGGCGCGTGTTCGATCTCGTCTTCGCCTTCGTGGAATGCGTAGTCCCATGTCTGGTCAAACAACTTCCGCAGGCCGCGCGTTGACAAAGTAATATTTCCATCTCGCTCGAAAGCGGGGTTCTTTGCGCAGTAGATTTTCCAAAGTTGGGATTTTTTCATGCGTCAGTTTTTCAAAATGTGCCAGGCGACATGGCAGAGTTTTACGGCGTCCATGTAGTGATCTTGCGCGACGGATTTCCACACGAACTCTTGGCCGGTGGCGGTCTTGCGGGGAACGAGGCGCTGGCCGCTCATGCCGCGTAGGAAGTCCTCGCCTGCGTCGCGCGGGATGGCGAGCGGGGGCTTGGCGTTGCGGATGCGGTCGATGAAGAGTTCCGTCTTTATGGCGTGGTCAACGAAGGTGTAGAGCACGACGCCGGGGAAGTCGTCTATGACGGTGCGGCCGATGCGGCTGCCGAAGGTTGCGCCGGAGCCTTTGGCGGCGTGGAAGAATCCACCGGAGTTCTGGCAGGCTGTGTAAACTCGGAAGGTGGCGTAACCGGAATCCAGCATGCCGCACTCGGGGCGGACTTCCTGCCCGCTGGGCGTGCGGTAGATGCGGCGGGGCGAGTCGGCCAGCAAGTCTTCGATGGTGAGCGTGGTGCCGTAGTCGAGCACGAAGCTCTGGCCGTTGGCGTCAAAGGCCACCGTGGTCCAGTGCTGTTTGTCCTGGCCGATGTCGGCGCAGGTGACGATGTGCGCTGGCTCGATTGGGCAGGTGCCGCGCGTGTAGTCGCCGCGCAGGCTGAGGATGTTGGCGTCGCCGATGCTGGTCTCGACCTGCTCCCACGGCATGGCCATAGTGCTGTTCGTGAAATCTTGCAGGCCGTTGAGCGTGTCCTTGTCGCGGAGGAATTTCACAGCGAGCGCGCCAAAGGTGCAGGAGCGCCACGGCGCGTAGAGGGAATTTAGGTGGAAACTGCGAAAGCCGCGCTGTGCGCTGGGGTTTGTGGCTTGCCACTTGCCGTCTTGGAGGGCTTCGATTTTCTGGCCGTCGTTCCACTCACCTTGGCAGCGTTGGCAAATGTAGCGCGCGGATTCCTCGACTCGGGCCATGTTCCACTTGCCGGCCACTTTCGCGTCGGTGTCCCACTTGACCTGTTCCCACAAAAGCTCGATGCGCTCGTGGCAGTGCGGGCAGGCAATCATGAATTTTTCCTGTGTGCCTTTCAAAAACTCCTGCCAGATCGCGCCGTCCGGCGTGGTGGGCGTGCTGGTCTTGACGCGAAGCGCGCCGACGAAGGACTTCGTGCGGTTCTCTGCGAGGAAGAGTGCGGAGGTTTCTTGGTCGGTCTCGCGGGCGAATTTGTCCACCTCGTCCATCAGCAGGAGTCCGGCGGGGCGGCTGGCGAGGTTTGCCGGGGAGTTGCTGCCGACGAAGACGAGCGAGCACCGCGAAAAATGCTGCTCCAGGTTTTTGAACCGGTGCCGGTCCGCTGGCTTCTGAGCGGCGAGCGTGGCGCTGTCGTCGAAAAGCGGGAGCCAGCGCGTCTCGGAGAAGGATCGGGCGAGACCTTCGGTTGGCATGACCCACACGACCGGCTGGGGCTTGTTCACGATCCGCCAGGCCGTGCCTGCTTGCACCATCGTGGTCTTGCCGGTCTGCGTTCCAAAGACGAGCACGAGGTCGGAAACATCGACATCGCCGAAGCACTCGAGCGGCTCGCGGAGGTAGGGCGTGAGGCGTGTCGAAAATGCTCCGGGCATCTGCGTCTGCCGCTCGCTCAGGATCACCTCGTCAGCGCACCACTCGGTGACGCTGCGCCGGTCGATCGGCGCGTAGATCGAGCGGAGGTGTTCGCGTAGGGCTTCGGCGGCGGGGGTCATAGTTTGAGCCACTGATCAATCACAGCGCGGGCGACTTGCTCTGTCATCTTTGGCGGGACGCTCATGCCGATCATGTATTTGCCGATCTTGTCGGTCTTGGCTTCGTAATCGTCGGGGAAACTACCGAGGCGTTTCCATTCGCGGAATGTGAGGGTCCGGCACTCATCCCAATGCTTGAACATGTCGGTAGCAGTTAGCGAATTACTTGGCTGACACGGATGTAATTTTATGTGGTTCCAAAGTTTGCTTTTTATGCCAGCGCGAAACACCGCATCAGAATAATCTTCACCTGGCTTTGTTAATGGCCACCATGTTTTGTCTGTGTTTGACTTAAGTAAATTTTCAGACAGTTCCGAATCGCTCAACACCTGCAAATCATTCGTCGCCTCGTTTGCTGAAATCCATTGATGCTTGGGCGAAAGTTTCAAAAGCGGCTTGGCAATGTCATTCCGAAGAGCGCAGAAAAAAACTCGTTCCCGGCGTTGTGGCACTCCGCAATCGGCAGCGTTCAAAAGAAAAAGTTGCGGGCGGTATCCGATTTCTCGGAAGCGATCCATGACGAGCTTGGTGTAGCCTTTAGCGTTGCCAAGGATCATGCCTTTCACATTTTCAGCGATGGCAACTTTGGGCTTCAAGCGTTCAACCAAATCGAGGTAGTCGAAGAATAAATCGGAGAGGACTTGGGAGGCTTGGCCTTCGCGGAAGTGTTTTTTTTTCTCCCATGCTTTTTCGCGGCTTCCGGCCATGCTGAATGTGGAGCAGGGCGGGGAGCCATCGAGGATGTCCAAGGCGAAAAGCTCTGGCGGCAAGTCTGCCGTGAGCAAGTCGCGGATGGGGCAAAGGTAGTATTGCGGAGGGTTGAGGTT